CTCACAACAATTATATTCAAAAGCTTATCCCGGTGCTAAATGGAGAGAGCAAGAAAAAGAATGGAAGTTTCCTTCAGGTGCTAGAATAGAATTTGGATATGCGGAAAACTTAACTGATGCTCTACGCTACCAAGGACAATCATATACTTGGATAGGCATAGACGAATTACCGCAATACCCTACCGAAGATATCTATAATTTTCTTCGGTCCTCTTTACGAAGTGTAGACCCCGATATTCCTGTCTATATGAGAGCAACAGGTAATCCGGGAAATGTAGGTTCGATGTGGGTTAAAAATATGTTTGTTGACCCTGCAGTACCTAATACAAAGTTTAATATAGATATTAAAACTCCTAATGGTGTTAAGCAAATATCTAGAAGATTTATTCCGGCTAAACTAGAAGATAATCCTTATCTAATGCAGACTGATGATTATTATGCTATGTTAGCTTCGTTACCAGAAGTACAAAGAAAACAATTCTTAGAAGGTAACTGGGAAGCATTTGAAGATTCATCTTTTCCAGAGTTTAATAAAGATGTGCATGTCATTAAACCTTTTGACATTCCAAGAAACTGGATGAGATTTAGAGCATGTGACTGGGGATATAGTTCACCTGCTTGTTGTTTATGGATAGCTGTTGACTTTGATAATAATTTATTTGTTTACAGAGAACTCTATACACAAAAAGTTACAGCAGATTTATTTGCTAGAAAAGTTTTAGAAGCAGAACAAGGCGAGTATATTAGATATGGTGTACTTGATAGTTCTACTTGGGCAAGACGAGGTGATATAGGACCGAGTATTGCAGAGACTATGATACTAGAAGGTTGTCGTTGGAGACCCTCTGATAGAAGCCCTCGAAGTAGAGTAGCCGGTAAATTAGAACTACATAAAAGATTTAGGCCAGATGAAGAAACTGGTTATCCTTCTTTGTTTATTTTAGATAACTGTGTTAACTTAATTAGAACATTACCAATGTTACCAGTTGATAAAAATAATCCAGAGGATGTAAATACACATGCAGAAGACCATGCTTATGATGCACTAAGATATGGCTGTATGAGTAGACCAATACATCCTATTAAACAAGATTTTATAGATAAAGTAAACGAACCTAAAAGAGCAGCACCGGCAGATAGTGTGTTTGGATATTAATGAAAGATATTAAAATAGGATATAGAAACTATCAAATAAAAAATTTAGATTCTATCGTATCAAAGTGCAATGAAATAAACGGACAGTTTCTTGCATCCGATGGAATGATAGCGTTATCATCAACAGAAGATAATATATCTCATGCGAATACTTTAATACATGAAATACTTCATGCAATAGTATTTCAATGGGGAATAGAATTAGATGATAAAGAAGAAGAAAAAATTTGCAATACTCTTGCGAATGGACTAACAACTGTGTGTGTGGATAACCCTTGGTTACTACCTTACATACAGAAACAACTAAAAGGAGACAAATAAAATGGCAATAATGAAACAATACAAGCAAGGAGAACTTCCTGAAAACATGTATGGAAACGAAGCCTCAAAGCAGGGCGATTCCAAAACCAATGTTGTAAAGGGTGCTACAGCTTTACCTGCAGATGATTACAGTGAAACAGATGTAAACGCAGGTAGAAAAGCAAAAAATACTGTAGACAAAAAAGTTTTCTCAATGGCGGACGAAAGAGATTACTAAGGAAATATAAATGCCGCATAGTAATATAGGCAGTAGTGGCTTATCTGAAACTGATGAAGTAAAATCATTAGATGATGTCAAAGATGATTCTTATAGTAATCTAGGTTCTTTAATTGAATCTAGATTAAAAGAAGCAGAACAGGCACGTCTATACGATGAAAAAAGATGGTTAAGGTCTTACAGAAACTATAGAGGAATCTATGGTTCTGATATGGCTTTTCGTGATTCAGAAAAGTCTAAAGTATTTGTTAAGGTAACAAAGACTAAAGTATTAGCTTCTTATGGACAGCTTATCGAAGTGTTATTTTCACAAGGTAAGTTTCCTATTGGAATACAACCTACTTCAGACCCTTTAGGTGTAGCTAAATACGCACATATAAAACCCGACAATTTAAAACAACAAGATGAAAGAATGGAAGACATCTATGGTTTTGAAGGTGATGGTAGAGAAATATCTCCGGGTGCTACTGCAGATGAAATACTAAACGGTTTAAAAAGTAAATACGAAAAAGCAGGATTTGAAGAAGGTGCAGCACCGGATTTAAAATCAATGCCTCAGATAGAACCTGCAAATGAGGCAGCTAAAAACATGGAAACTTTAATCCATGACCAGTTAGAAGAATCTCATGCAATATCTGTAATGAGACATGTTTTATTTGAAATGTGTTTATTAGGTACAGGTATTCTTAAAGGACCTTTTAACTATGAACAAGCAGAACATAAATGGGAACTAAACGAAGAAGGTGAAAGAGAATATAAACCTATTAATAAATTAGTTCCAAGAGTAGAGGCAGTCAGTTGTTGGGATTTTTATCCTGACCCAGATGCTGTTACTATTGATGATGCAGACTATGTTATACAAAGACACGTATATAATAGAACACAACTTAGAGATTTAGCTAATAGACCTTTCTTTAGAGAAAGTGCAATTAAAGATTGTTTAGCAGTAGGTTCTAATTATGAAACAAGAAGTTATGAAACAGCATTATATGATAGAGAAAATCAAGAAGAGTTTAGTAAGAATAGATACGAAGTCCTAGAGTATTGGGGTACAATGGACAAAAACTTTGTAGAAGAAACAGGTATTGATATCCCTACAGATATAAAAACAGAATTAGATGAAGTGCAAATTAATGCATGGATATGTAATGGACATATACTACGATTAGTATTAAATCCTTTTACTCCTGCAAGAATACCTTTTATGATTGCACCTTATGAAATTAATCCATATCAATTCTTCGGAGTAGGTATTCCAGAAAATATGGATGACGCACAAACAATTATGAATGGTCATGCAAGAATGGCTATTGATAATTTAGCACTAGCAGGAAATTTAGTATTTGACGTAGATGAAACTATGTTAGTACCCGGTCAGGACATGTCAGTTTATCCGGGAAAAATTTTTAGAAGACAGAGTGGACAAACAGGACAAGCTATACATGGTTTACGATTCCCAAACACTGCACCAGAAAATATGCAGATGTTTGATAGGTTTAGACAACTAGCAGATGAATCCACAGGTATACCATCTTATTCACATGGACAAACAGGTATACAATCTACAACAAGAACAGCATCAGGTATGTCTATGTTAATGGGTGCTGCAGCTTTAAATATTAAAACAGTAATTAAAAACATAGATGATTATTTATTAAAGCCATTAGGTGAATCTTTCTATCAATGGAATATGCAATTCAATAAAGATATTCCAGAAATACAAGGTGACTTAGGAGTTAAAGCAAGAGGTACATCTTCTTTAATGATGAAGGAAGTAAGGTCACAAAGATTGATGACATTTATGCAAGTAGCATCAAATCAATTCTTAGCACCTTTTGTAAAATGGCATAGTATTATTAAAGAGATTGCAAAGTCGTTAGATGTAGACCCTGACCAAGTTGTCAATGACCCAGAACAAGCAGCAATATTTATGAAACTCATGGGAGAAGCAAATGGAAATCAACAAACTCAAGGCCCTAACCCACAACAAGGTGGCATGGGACCTACTAACGGAGTACCTGCAGGAGCAAATATTTCAGACACACAAGGGTCTGGAGGTGGCAACATCGGAGTCGGAACTCCACAAGTTGCAGGGGAAGGCGGCTTTACTGCACCAGATAATGAACCTCAAGGAACAGCTTAAATAAATGTCTCTATCTGACCTACAAAAAAAATTAGAAAAAGAATCACAAGGAATTATGTTTCCTTTTAGTGCTTCTGCATCTACAGTTAATACAACACAAAATGTTTATGATTCTGCAACAAATGGTATTATGACAATGCAAGGTAAAAAATATGTAGGTCCTGATTCTGTTGTACAATATACACCAGTAGGACAAAGACAATTAAAAGAAATAGAAAAAGGAATGTTACCTCAATTTGACCAAGAACAATTTCCTGATGTTGGTCAAGGTAGAGTAGAAGACAGAGGAGGCACATTACCTTTTGACCCAACTACATTACCTACATATCAAACTCCTGCTGTTGACCCTTGCCCTGCAGGATATGAATTAATTAATGGTGTATGCCAACCTATACAAAAATCTAGTGGAGGTGGAGGCGGAGGAAATCAAACTCCTACTTTTAATATAAAAGATTATACTCCTGCACTTTCTAGGCGAGAAGGTTCTATGGACGCAGGTGGAATAAATTCTGCGGCTATGATGGAACTAGAAAAAAAATATGGAGCAGAAGCAACTTCAGCAATAGGATTAATGAATCAAAAATATAATAACAGAGGGGCTATGATAAAAATAGCAAGAGATGAAGAAGGTACTGTTATTAGAAATCCTGATGGTACAATAAAAATTGAAAGAATAATTCCTAATCCTGCAAATAATGTAGGGGAAGTAATTAATGATGTATTTACAGCAATCGGTGATGCAGCAAAATTAACATTAGATAATAGTCTAATTGGAAAAATTGCTAATGGTTTAGGCTACACTAAAGAACAAGCCGCTAATGTTTATAAACTATCTCCTGAACAACAAAAAGAATTAATAGACTATCAAGAAAAAACAAAACTTGAATCATCTTCTTTTGATAATATTGTAAGTGAAGACTTTGGTAGCATATATGATTTAACTAGAGATAGAAATGACTTTAAAGCGGAAATAGATGCTATTAATGAAATGTTACCACCCGGATTACAACAAAACTTTAAAAATCAATCAGGGGTAAAAAACTTATTAGATAAGAAAAAAGACCTTGAATTTAAATTAAAAAATAAAGAAAGGGAATTAAAAAAAGCAAAACAAAAAGCAAAAGAAGTTAGTCAAGGATTTAAAGTTAAAGATACTAGTAAAGAAGCTAGACAGTTTGAAGAAAGATTTAGTAAACAAAAATCTAAACAAAAATTAAAAGAAGAAAGAGACCAAACGCTTAAATTTTTTGATGATAATGTAAAAGGAATAAAAAAAGAAACAACAAAAAGTACAACAAAGACTACTCCTTCAAAGAGTAGTTCCTCAAGTTCTCCTTTTAAAAGACCTTCTTTTACAAAAAATCCTAGCGGAGGATATACACGTAAATACACGGGGAGATAAATAAAATATGGAAGAAGAAATGAGACAAGGTATGATGGGAGCAGATGTTAACACATCTCCTGCTGCTGCTCAACCTATGGAACTAACTGTATCAGCCAGAGAAGTTTCAAACAATTTACAAAATCTTGAAGAGCAAGAAAAAGAATTAATTACACAACTAAATGTACCACAGTTTAGAGATTTTATGTCTAAAGTATTTGGACAAGAGTTTGGCATGGTAATGCAAGAAGCTATACCTGAACCACAACCACAAGTTTCACCGCAAGGAGAAAGCCCTGCACCTACGCAAGGTCAGGGAATGATGACGCAGCCACCCGTTACAG